ATTCCTGGAGCTGTATTCTATATAGCTGGCGAGGGTGTTGGTGGATTAAGAAAAAGATTACAAGCCTGGCATAATAAAAAGAATATAAAACCAATAGCTCCGGTTCATATTATACCTCAAGCTGTCGGATTACTCGATGAACAAGCTATTAATGATTTAATAGAAACTATTCAGGCATTTAAACAAGACAATATACAGCTGATAGTATTTGATACTGTTGCCAGATGTATGGCTGGAGATGAAAACTCAGCTCAAGATATGGGATTAGCTATCCAGGCTATGGATAAAATAAGAAATACCTTTAATTGCACAGTTATGCCAATTCATCACAGCGGTAAAGATTCAGTTAAAGGAGCTAGAGGTAGTACCGCAATGATAGGAGCTGTCGATGTTAGTTTAAAAGTACAAAGACAAGATAAACTGGTTGGTTTAATTACAGAAAAACAAAAAGATGCTGAGGCATCAGATGTAGTATGGTTTGAATCTGAACAAGTATCGCTCAATGATGATGAACTCGACTTATCATCAGAAACTAGCCTGGTGTTAAAACTATCTAATGAAAAAGCAGAAAAGATTAAAAGATTAACGCCAAATCAAAAAGAATTATTAAATACATTGGAGCTGGCACTCGAGGAATATGGAACAGAACCAGGTGGTAAAATACCTCATAAAGCTGTTCTATACGATAAATTTAAAGAATTAGCCTATGAAAAGATAATAACCACCGGAAACACTCAGGATGCAAAGAGAAAAGCATTTGTTAGGACCGCAAAATCATTAATGCAAGCCGGACAAATTGATAAGCTCGGTGATTGGGTTTGGGTTGTAAGCGGACAAGTCCAAGCGGACAATGTGTCCGGGGGTAAAAGTACCGGAAATCAGGGATTTAATCACTATGCGGACAATTAAGCGGACAATTTCCAGGACCGGACAAGCCGGACACCACCCTATAGGGTGTCCGAGTGTCCGCAATGTGTCCGGACAAAAGGATTAATGTATGGATATTAAATTTGAAACGATTAAAGAATTAGATTTATTGGCAGCTAAGTTAGAAAGAAAATATCTACCTAAACAAATAACAGATTATGTTGTAGCTCCTCTAGCTGAGAAGTTTATTAAACAACAAGAGAAACTAAACCAGGCAATCGAGGATAATAACGAATCTGAAATAATTAAACACGCCAAAGCAATGATTAAAGGCTGGATGAAATTAGATGAATGGGCCGATGCTTACACACCAGGAGAAGTATGGGAAGTTAAACATCCATCAGGAAAAATCATATCAGTTTATAAAAATGAAGTACCTAAAGAGTATAAAAAAGACACATTGCATATCAATATAGAGGAATTGGTTAAGTTTATGCCAGCTAATATATTGTTAGCGGCCTTAATTATACCTAAGCCTGAAATAGTTAAAGTATCATTAAATGACCAAATGAAAACACCAATAAAAAGAGATAAAGATGGCAATATTGCCAATGCAAAGGAGCTGGGATTAGATGATGAGATTCCATTTTAATTATGTTTGTTAATAAAAATACAAAACCACAAATAAGACAATCTAAGCCTGAAACGAGAAGATATTCAGTTATGCCAGCTCGAAGTGTCCAGGATGATGATTTACATTACACAACACTCAGATTATTGGGAGCTATTTGTTTACATACTAATAAATATGGCATCTGTTTTCCCTCTCGAGTTACACTTGGTAGACATATCTCAAGGACACCAAAAACTATATCAATACATATTCAAAAGCTCATTAAATTAGGATACATAAGAAAATTAAATAAAAGACCATACAGAATACCTGGAGCGAATATTAAATCCAAGTATGCTACAAATCGTTATCAAGTCTTATATGATGGTCCACAAACTATATTACCAACTAAAGAGCAATTCTATGCTCCAAGGCCAAAGATAGCTGAAGAATATCCTGAGGAGAACTTACAGAATGTTATAGATAACAGTAAGGGGTTAAAGGGGGGAAAAATCAATGAACTACAAAAAAAGAGTATCGCACAAGCGTTTTGCTCCGGAATTGAGAGAGGCTGTGGTCAGCCTAGAATTCCTGATAATTATTTAAAAGAGGCCGAGATTGTTGCAGCTGCTGGCATTACAGCTGAACAAGTCCTGGAATACACAGCCACCTTGACCATTACCAGGCTCCAGGAAAATAAACCAATGCCATTAACTTTAATTGAAGTTTGCAAAGCCACCGGATTAATGTAGAATTGCATTATCCAATCGGTGGAATGCATTATGAAAGGATAAAAAAGATGGAAAACACACCAAAAAAAAATGGATACCACCCTCCCTCCCAGGGGCCTGCTGATATTAGGGGTACTTCGCAAGAAATTTTAGGCAAAAAAGCTGATGAGTTTATTGATATGGTAAATTCTCCACCGCACTACAAACAAGGTAAATTTGAAACTATCGAAATAATTGAATCGTTATTATCTCCTGAGGAATTTATTGGGTACTTAAAGGGCAGCTTTATAAAATATATTTCGAGAGCGGAGCATAAAGGATATTTAGCTGAAGATTTAAATAAGGCTGAATGGTTTTTTAATAAATATAAACAGAAACAAATTACTCATAAATACCCTCAAGGAGAAAATCGAGAGTATGTAGAATATGAGGCTGGAGATAAACCATCGGATGTTGAATGATTAAAGAGTTTGTAGTTTTAGCGACTTTATTATTACCTAATGGGGATATTCAATTAGTTAAATTTAATGAAACATTTCCTGATTGTAAAATTGCTTTAATTACGATTCAAACTGAATTTCCAAATGTTCAATGGTTCGGATGTTATACAAAGGAATTTTGGGAAAAAATTAAAGAACATAATGATGCAATAGCTGGTTCCAGGGAAATGATGAAAGAGAAATATGGCAGATAAGAAAAAAACAAAATTAGATAAAGAATTCGATAATTATGTAAATAAGTTTGTCTATTCAGGTTATGCACCGAATTTATATAAACATAACTGGAAAGCTCCAGCTTGGTCAGATGATGATAAGTAAAGCCTGGTTCTTAGTAATGTTTACAATTAATGGTGATAATTCACATACACCTCACCATATAGGCAGATTGCCAAACTGTTCATTTGCTCAGGTAATTATTAAACAAATTAGAAAGCGTAAAAAAATTTCGAATAAAGAGTTTGGTGGTTATTTGTGTATGAGTTCTGATAATTATTACGATATGGATACGCCTTTACATAATGTTAGGCCAATGCAGAAATATGGAAGAAAATGATTTAAATAAAATAACCATTCGTAGAGCCAGGCAATTATTGGATAAAGGCTCTGAGGATGAAAAGAATAAAGTTAAACAAGAGCTTGAGGCTATTGGAGCGAGTGAAATAACTGATGTACTAAGCTGGAACGATAAAGGCCAGGTATCAATGAATAGTTCTGAATCGTTATCACATAGAGCTAGGAAAGCTATTAAGAAAGTTAAATCAACACCGACTCAATATGGAACTTCTTTAGAGGTTGAGATGCACGATAAGTTATCGGCATTAAGATTATTAGCAAAGCATAGTGGTTTGTTAGAGGTCCAGGAAGATAATAATAGACCGGCTGTTATAGGGATAAATTTAAAAGGCCCGGAGGTTGCTACTATTAAGGTTAAAAAAAATGACGAAGAATCAGATTGAATGGTATGCAAAAATAATTTTAGAGCTGAGATTGGCTAAGGGATATACTCAGGAAGATTTAGCATCAGATGCCGGTGTTAATGCAGATACGATATATAAAATAGAAAAAGGTATATCAACCGGAAAGATTAAGACGATAGAAAGAATATTAGATTGTTTAGAATATGAATTGGAGATAGTACCGCAAAATGGCCAGGACACAGCGTTCAAGAGATAAAAGTAATCGTAGGAAAAGAACTAGAGCTGAATTACCTATTACTAATTTAGATTTAGATTTTTCTAATTCACCGGTTGTTTGGAAATTTTTAAATGACAACTCTTTTGTCAGGTCACTAATGGGTCCGGTTGGTGGTGGGAAAAGTTATGCTTGTGCCGCTGAGATATTTTTAAGAGCATTAAAACAACCTCCATCACCAAAAGATAATATTAGATATTCTCGAGCAGTTGTAATTAGAAACTCATATCCTGAATTAAGGACTACAACAATTAAAACTTGGTTAGAATTATTTCCTGAGAATCGATGGGGAGCAATGCGATGGTCACCTCCATTAACACATCATTTAAAATTACCAGCTAAAGGCGATATACCTGGGGTTGACTTGGAGGTGATTTTCCTCGCATTGGACCAACCTAAAGATGTCCGAAAACTACTTTCTTTGGAATTAAGTTTTGCCTGGGTCAACGAGGCAAGGGAATTGCCATTGGCGGTTATCCAGGGCCTTACCCATAGGGTGGGTAGATTCCCGACTAAATCTAATGGTGGTTGTCCTTGGCGTGGAATTATAATGGATACTAATGGCCCGGATGATGACAGCTGGTATTATCGTTTAGCTGAGAAAGAGCCTATTCGAGGAAAATTTCCCTGGACCTTTTTTAAACAACCTGGAGGAATGATAGAAACTAATGAATCTAAAGATGCTACTAAAGCAGCTGGTAGATATTGGAAAGCTAATCCCAATGCTGAGAATGTTGATAATCTACCGAATCTCTATTATGAACAGCAGCTAGGCGGGAAGTCATTAGATTGGTTACGAGTTTATGTTGGTGGTAATTATGGATTTGTTAAAGAGGGGAAATCGGTTTGGGAGGAATATATTGATTCAGATATGATGGATGAGCATATAGAAATTGATAGGTCATTACCTATTCAAATAGGCCTTGATTTTGGTTTAACACCAGCTGCGGTGTTTGGCCAACGATACGCCTCAGGTAAATGGCATATATTACACGAAATAGTTACTGAGGATATGGGATTAGAAAGATTTGCTCAGATGTTATTATATGAATTAAA